ACGAAGTTCTGGTGGATTAATTGATTCTGTTATCTCAAGTAATTCATTACTAACTGGTGGGGGAAGTATGAAAATTGGTGGGCAAGTATATGGACCAGATGGTTCTACCTATCCGAGCGTGACCGATGCAATTCAGGCAGGTGTTTATAACTACACTTACTTTCCAATTTCAACTGGTGTGAAACAAGAAAACAAACCATTAACAAGAAGAACTATTAGTGCGCCTACAGAAACACCTACAACTCCAACGAGTAGTATTTTAGGAGTTAACCAAGATGGCTAATCCACTCGTTTATGATTTACGAGATTATGAAAGCGCATTGAATAAATTTAGAAATGCACAGCGGTCTTATAACAAACAAATTGATGAATACAACAAGACGTTAGTTTTTGATAGTCAGGGTAGAACACTTATTAAAGAAAAATTTGATGATCGAGTGTATGCCGTTACTGATGAGGGTAAATTACAAAAAACTGGTTTGCCAGAAGGAAAAAGTTTAGAAGATTTTAATTATAGTTCTTTGCCTGATACAAATCGTTTCTTATTAGTAAGACAGGGAGATCCGTTAGAACAAAAAGAAGTAAGAGAAGCAACTCCATATCATAATGCATACTCTAATCCAGATTATCAAACTAGAACAGATTCTATATATCAAGATAAACCAGAAGCATTTCAAATGGTAGAACCAAAAAGACCAAACCCAACTATTGCTCAGGCAAAAAGATTAAAGCAAGGCGATCCATTAGCAGCTGAAAGAGGACTTATTGGAGATGTAATTCAAAGCAAAGGAATTAGATAATGGATTGGCAAATAATTATTAATGGGTTACTTGGAGGAATTATTAGTTTGTTAGGTTGGTTCTGTAATGAGTTATGGGGAAGTATTAAATCATTACAAAAACAACTTCATAAACATGAAGTAGACATTGCATCTAACTATTCTAGAAAAGATGAAATAGAAGTTCGTTTTGATAAGTTAGAAGAAATGTTAAATCGCATATTCGATAAGCTAGAAAAAAAGGCTGACAAAGAATAATGGATTTTAATTCTCCTCAATGGCACACGTTTAGAAAGTGGGCTGAAGATCAGTTAAAAAAAGCTAGGGATAAAAATGACAACCCCTCGCTTACTGAAATACAAACTGCTCATCTACGAGGAGAAATAAGAGTTTTAAAAAGAGTACTCGACTTGCCAAACTCGGCAACTCGAAGCGTGGAGGTGTATCCAGATAATTAGTTGTTCACGATATGCCGTTGTATCAACCGAGCCGTTAAGCGGCTTTTTTTTATTGGAGTCTCGTATGGGAGAAGAAAAACAGGAAGAACTTACTGAAGAAGAAATCTGGAATGAAGAAGCAAGTAAATCAGCAGAGGATGTATTAGAAACCTCTCCTGAAGAAAGCAAAGAAGAAACGATTGTTGCTGAGGAAACTGAGCCACAAGAGGAAGTTGAAGCAAGTGCTGAAACAGAATTGCAGACAGAAGCTGAAGAAGAAAAACCTGCCGATCCTTTTGAGGGATTACCAGAAGTTGTAAAACAAAAGCTGTTGAAAATAGATGACTTGGAGAAATCCAATCAGAACTTGATACATCATGTAAAAACGGCAGAGGGTAGAGTAGCTGCAATGCAGCGAGAAACTGAAATTGCTAAGAGAGTAAAAGAAGAAGTAGATAAAAAAGATTCTCCAACGCAAAAAGATATTTCAACTGCAAGTAAGAACCCTGAGAAGTGGGAGCAACTCAAAGAAGATTTTCCTGACTGGGCTGAAGCAATGGAGGAATTTGTATCTTCCAAGCTTAGTAGTAACAAACCACAAGGTCCTGTGATTGACCCGAAGCAGATTGAAGGTTATGTCAATAACCAGATTCAAGCTACACAAAGTCAATTAACTCGGAGAATCGAAGAAGCACAACTTGATGGAAGACATCCTAGTTGGCGAGATGATGTTAGGACTAATGACTTTGGTACTTGGTTATCTAATCAAGCTATTGAAGTTCGTAAGTTAGGCGATTCTCAAAATGCAAAAGATGCAATTCGTATGATGGACCTTTTTTATGAGAGTAGGAAAACACCAGCGAATGAAATCAAGCAGACTCGTTCCCAACGATTAGCAAAAGCTGCAAACCCTGACAAGAGAAGTCAAACTCCTCCACCAAAGAGTCTGGATGAAATGAATCCAGAAGAATTGTGGAATTACGAAGCCCGCAAACTCGAAAAGACAAGAGTTGCGCGTGGCTATTAAACCTATTTTATTTGGAGATTTATAATGGCAATTCAAAATTATGGAACGTCAGCATCACGAAATTTAATTCGTGCTGCACAATCGATGTTGGAACATTCTCAACCAATTACTGTACTAGGAGATTTCGGAACAGTAAAAGAGATGCCAACAAATCAAACCGACACATTAGTTTTCAGAAGAACTTTACCTTTCGGTGCAAGTACTTCAGGTACAACTATTGAGTCATCATCACGTTATGTTGGAACACCTGATGTTCAGGCAAACAACTTTGTGTTAGCTGAGGGATCGACTCCATCCAGTAATACAATTTCTTTTCAGGATGTAACAGTAACACTTCAGCAATATGGTGTCTTGTTCAAGTACTCAAGCAAAGTTGAGAATTTGTATGAGGACGATATCCCCGGGGAGATGACAAAGCTAACTGGCGAGACTATGGCTGAGGTCATGGAAATGGTCCGGTATGGCGTAATGAAAGCAGGTTCAACTGTTATTTATGGTAATGGATCAAGTAGGTCAGCTGTAAACACTGCAATCTCTTTAAATGCATTGCGTAAAGCTGCGAGAACTTTAGAAAGTAATCGTGCAAGAAGAGTAACATCTCGTTTAGCGCCAGGCGTACAATTCGGCACACGGGCTGTTCAGCCTGCCTATATAGTTTTCTGTCACACAGATGCAGTAAGTGATATCAGAAACTTAACGGGATTTATCCGGAAAGAGGAATATGGAAGTTACAAGCCAATTCACGATAGAGAAATTGGAAGTGTAGAAGACTTTAGATTTATTTCTTCTCCACTTTTCAAATCTTTTGAAGCAGCTGGTAGTGGAACTCTTAATGGAATGTTGAGTGTTGGCACAAGTAATGTTGATGTCTACCCATTCATCATTATCGGAGAGGAGTGCTGGGGTCAGGTTGCATTAAAAGGTATGTCGGCTATCAAGCCAATTGTCTTAAAAGCGAATCAAACAAACCATGCCAACCCCCTCGGCCAGTTCGGTTTCGTGGGAGCTAGCTGTTATTTTAGTGCCGTCAGATTAAATGAAGCGTACATGAGTAGAATTGAGTGCGGCGTTTCAGCACTGTAGTTTTTTTAATTAAATCATAAAGCCTGAGGGAAACTTCAGGCTTTTTTTATGGAGAAATTCAAATGGCTGAAAGTGTTAAAGAAAGATGCAATGCACTTGCTAACGGAAAAGATGGCGAAGAACTAGCACGTTTGCTAGGCGCAGTTGTCGATTCGCTTCAAGCAGTGACGGCAAAACTAGATGCAGATGGTGGTGTAACCGATACGGATTACGGAACTACTGTCTCCAATGTAATTAAAGATTAAGGAGAATTAAATGTCTTACAATTTAGAGCAATCAAATGGTGGCTTTGAATCTCTATCGGCTGCAGGTTTAGCCGAGGGGACCAATGCCAATACTTTTAAAACTTCAAATACTCTTGTCTATACCAACGATGGTGTATTCAAAAGTAAAGCAGCAACTAACAACGTAGCGTTTAGTAGTGCGCATACACAAGTTCCTGCATCAAGTACTTGTTTATTTGGTGTGTGGATTGATAGTGCTGGAAACTTTTCTACTTCACAGGGTGCGATTGTACCTAGTGGAGATCAGAAACCATTTCCAAATGCACCTGCTTCAAACGTGTCGCTTGTCGGACTCATTCAGGTAACCACGAATGCGGCAACAACTTTCACGGCAAACACTACTGACCTCGGAGCAGGCGGAGTAACAGATGCTTTCTTCGATTGTACTAGGATGCCCGCAAACAATTTCTAGTTGTTTTCCTTACCCCTGATTAACTATCACTCCTTCAGACGTTTTCAGGGGTTTTCCTAAAGAGAGGATTTATGCGGATATATCCTCTCTTTTTTTTATTTCATTAATTGGAGAAGTTATGGCAAGTCGTAAAAAAACTGTCGGTATAGAAATTACCGATGACACACCAACAGTTGAACCAGTTTCTAAAAATGTTGATTTTAAAAAACTAGCAGCTGAGGAATCGTTTATGAATGAAAGAATGACAATTCTTATTCATTCAACTACCGATGAGAATCAAGCACCTCACGTTGTTGTAAATTGTAATGGTGTAAATCAGCCTATTGTTCGTGGTGTACCTACTGAGATTAAACGTAAGTATGTTGAGATTCTCGCAAGAATGCGTGAAACAAAATATACCCAGGTAACACCGAATCCAAGTGCGCCCGATGTAAGTGAAATGCAGGCTCGTCACGCTCTAGCTTATCCATTTGATTTAGTCGAAGATAAAAACCCTAAAGGTAGAGGTTGGTTAGACAATGTATTGGCTGAACCAGCTTAAGTATAAAAATGAATTATCTACAATTAGTAAACCGAGCAAGAGTCGAGTGCGGTGTCTCTGGGGGCAATTTAGGAACGACAATCGGTCAGACTGGAGAAAATTCTCGGTTCACGAATTGGATAAATACCGCATACGTTGACATTCAAACTGCTCGAGAAGATTGGGATTTTCTACGAGGTACATTCACACTTGATACAGTTGCTCAACAACAAAACTATTCATCAAGTGACGCAGGGATTTCCTCTGACTTTGGTAATTGGAAAAGAGATAGTTTTCGTTGTGCGTTGAATTCATCCTTTGAAGATGAGCAACTAATAAGTTATATGAATTTCCAAGAGTTTAGAAATTTATATAGGTACGGCACAATGCGAACAACTTACAGCCGACCTGTAGTTGTTTCTTTTGAACCTGATAAAGGTTTAGCTTTTGGTCCAATACCAGATCAGGTGTATCACGTTAACGGAGAATATTTTAAAAGACCAATAGAGTTTTCGGCTGACACAGATACTCCACGTTTTCCTGACCGATATCATATGGCAATTGTTTATAAAGCCATGATGTATTACGGGGGATACGAATCTGCTCCCGAAGTTTTCTCTAGAGGAGAGTATGAGTTTAGAAGATTGATTGAGCGTTTACATATTGATCAACTTCCAACAACTGTATCAGGACCTCCACTAGCATGATAAGAATGCAATCAACACCTGTACGTTATGACAACGTACAACTTTTAGGTGGATTAGATCAGGTAACTCCGAATCTAAGTTTAGTGCCTGGTGTTGTTCGTAGAGCATTAAATTTTGAATGCTCGATCAATGGTGGTTATTCTCGCATTGCAGGGTATGAAAGATTCGATGGAAGAGCAAGACCAAGTGATGCAACATACACTGCACTTGGAGTTAACACGCCACAAAACGTGACAGTAGGTGTCACACTAACTGGCTCATTAAGTTCTTCTACTGGCAAAGTAATTGTTATTGATGGAAGTACAGTTGTTGTTACCAAAGTAACAGGAAGTGGATTTGTTGTTAATGATGTTTTAAACAATGGCTCTACAAATGTGGCAACTGTTTCTGATACGTCTGGGGTAAGTTTAGATGGTTCTACTGATGCACGTTATAAAAATCTTGCAGCTGATGAATACCGAAGTGATATTCAAGCAGTACCCGGTAGTGGAGATATTTTAGGAGTTGGTTTATTAAACGGAATTGTTTATGCGTGGCGAAATAATCCCGGTGGTAGTGCGGCTAATATGTATAAGTCCACTGCATCAGGGTGGACACAAGTAACTTTCGGAAAAGAAATTTATTTTAATACTGGCACAGCTGCAGTAACAGTTGGTCAAACAATCACAGGGGCAACAAGTTCTGCAACTGGAGTTGTTGCAAAAGTAATTATTGAATCTGGAACGTATGGTTCAAGTAATGCTGCTGGCAGATTTATTTTAAGTTCTGACTCAGGAACATTTCAAGCTGCAGAAAATTTACAAGTAGGTGGAGTAACAAAAGCAGTTGCCGTTGGAGGTGCATCTGCAATTACATTAAGTCCGAATGGAAGGTTCGAGACTGTCATTGCTAATTTTGGTGGAGCAACAAATTCATTCCGAATGTACGGATGTGATTCTGTAAACAGAGCATTTGAATTTGATGGCACAACCTTTGTTCCAATTAATACAGGCATGACAAGTGATACACCAAAACATATTGCTGCCCATAAGGCACATTTATTTTTAAGTTTTGGTGCAAGTCTACAATTTAGTGGATTAGGTTTGCCTTTTCAATGGACACCAGTTTTAGGTGCAGGCGAACTAGCAATGAATTCAGAAATAACAAATTTAATACCTTTACCGGGCGATCAGTCTTCGGGTGCATTGGGTATTTATACAAAGCGAGACACAAGTGTTTTGTATGGAACGAGTTCTGGTAATTTTGCATTATCAACATTTAATACTGGTACCGGTGGTTATAATTACACCGCGCAAAATATGGACCAAGCTTATGTACTTGATGATCGCGGCATTATGTCATTAGGTACAACTTTAAACTTTGGTAACTTTTTACCAAGTTCTCTAACGATGAACATACGTCCATTTTTAGAAGAGAGATCAAACCTTGCAACTGCATCTACAGTTTCAAGAGAGAAAGGTCAGTATCGTGTTTTCTTTTCTGATAAGAAAGCACTTTATATGACAATAATGAACGGCAAGTTATTAGGCACAATGCCGATAGAATTTCAGCACGAAGTAAAGAATATTGTTGAGGACGAAAGAACCGATGGAACTACAGCAATATTCTTTGGGTCGAGCGAAGGTTTTGTGTACGAGTTGGATCGAGGTACATCTTTTGATGGACAAAATATCGATGCTAATTTTGCATTAGTTTATAACTATACAAAATCTCCACGCATAAGAAAAAGATATCGCAAGGCATCTATTGAGATGACAGGCGAGGGTTACGCAGAAATTGCTTTTGGTTATGAACTAGGATATCGATCCGATTTTATAACGCAACCTGCACCTGCACCTTACACGGCTGATTTAAGAAAAGCATATTGGGATGAATTCCAATGGGATAACTTTGTTTGGGATACGAATGAAGTTTCGCCAACTGAAATAGAGGTTGTTGGCACAGCTGAGAACATGGGTATTTTTATAACCTCAACATCTGATCAATTTCCAAGTTTCACAATCAATAACATTATTTTACATTTCACTCCAAGAAGAGGAATACGTTAATGGCAAACAGTTATTACGACCATACTAATTTCCCAGTTCCAAACGCAGCTGGTACATCGAAGTCTATGCGAGATGAGTTGGATGCCATTGAACAAGGTTTTGATAAACTTCCAGCTTTCTCAGCTGGTGTTTCAAGTCAAGTTATTTTAGCTACATCAACTGGGCTAACAACAAGTTCTGCTTTAAATAGTTTTTCTATTAGTAGTTCAGACATAACAAATTCTACGTTAAGCAACGTATCAATTTCGGCAGTTGGAATAAGTAATATTTCTGCTACTGGTACGTTTTACATATCTGCAAATCCAACAGGCAGATTATTAAACGTAAATTTTGGATCTCCAAATGACAGCACAGGAAATATTTTTGCAACTAATTTACATGGTACAAGTGCGTATATAAGTAACGTACAAGCATCGACAACAACTGTTTCTCGAACAGCGACCTTTGCCACACATTGGCAATTTAGAGATACTACGTTGGGAGGTTATCTTTTAGAGGGCAGTTCTCCAGCTCAGTTTTTATTGGGAACTCCTCCAAATCAAGTAACACTTCAGTCTAATGGTACACCCTGCACTTTTCCAAAAATTAATGTATTTCACACAGCGCAGTTTACTTATTTGCGTACACTTACTGGTTCAGCATCTCCTAATTTTGTAATTGATTTTAATACTGGATTAATTACTGAATTAAATACAGCGACCACAACTTTAGGAGCGGTTAATAAAGGGCAACTTGATACTCAAATAAATATCGTTGATGCAGCTAAATATAACAAAACTGGCGGAACTGTAAGTGGAACTGCTTTGTTTTCTGAACAAGTCACTTTTGGGTCAACAGTAAACTATAGCGCAGACATAAATCTTCTTAACAACAATATTAATAACGTAGCAAGTGCTACTTCTGGTTTACAAGCTGTAAATAAAAACCAGATGGATTACA